TGATAATTTATTCTTTCCCATTCCATAAAAGATTCCTAGATTAATTGTTTTAGCTTGAGATCTTGGTATGCCTGCCATGTCCGCTACTGTTTGGTGAAAGTCTGCGTCTTCTTCTTCATAGGCTTTAATTAAATCGTCAGAGCCAGCGAAACCAATACTAGCAGCATAGTGAACTACAAGGCGCGGCTCTTGCTGAGAGTAATCAAAGGATCCCCAGCGACAATCATTATCGGCTATAAAGAGAGATCGGATCCTGGGGCCGAGGTCCTTGTTTCGGGCTGGAACTTGCTGTAAATTTGGATGTGCATAACTGAGACGACCACTGACGGTCCCTCCAGAGTCACCCCGTAATTGATTTATTTCTGCATGGATCCTTCCTTGATGTTCAAATTTAAATATAGAATCAATGAACGTTGAATGAAACTTGCTTACTTCCCGTGCTTCACGAATCAACTTTGCTATAGGAGCTTTACAATTCGTTAGCCAGTTCTGAGTAAAAGAAGGTTCCTTAGTCTTCTCGGTCAGAGGGTAAGGTATCTTAAGCTTATTAAAGGCTTTGGCGATTGATCGAGCTGCCCATATATCTATATTAGTACCCGCGCTCTTTTTGATTTTCAACAGTGCCTGCTTTTCTTTTTTAACAAATTCTTTTTTAAGTTGATGCGCTCCATCAAGATCAACTCTAACTCCTTTAGCTCGCATTTGAATCAGGAGAGGCAAGAGCTCCATTTCCAGCTCCCAGACATCTGATAAATTCTGTTTTATAATTTCTATTTTAAAACGTTGCCAAAGTCTTAACGTCAAAGACGCGTCCTGTTCAGCATAAGGACCCACAAACTTAGGAGGGAGTTTATACATTTCTCCTTTAGCATCGATACCCCATTCCTTGGCTGCTTCTTTTAACCCAGCTTCTGATTTAAGTTCGGACAGGTAATCCATGGATAATGAATTTAAACTATAGTTTCTACGATTCTCATCAATGATAGCTGCAGCAATCATGGTATCAGCAATCTTTCCATAAACAACAATGCCGTGAGCCCTCAGCCATCCAATATCGTACGCTGCATTATGAAAGACTTTAACTCCTGGAGCTCGACACACATCTTGCACCCAGTTCAAAACCATTTTAGCATCCATGTTACTTCCCGCTTCGTGAGAGATAGGATAATAGCCCTTGAAACCGTCGGTCGCGACAGACACCCCGATGATGTTACCATTCATGCTCGGCCAACCAGGGCCTTTGGTTTTAATATCAGGATCTTTGGTTTCTAAATCAATGGCTATAACCTCAGCATCCTTAAGATTGGGATACTGACTGGGTGTCGTCCAGTCGGACTCTTGAAAAGTGAAGTTAATTTGATGAGTCATCTAGTTCTATTCCAATTTTAGCGTAGTGAATAACTTTTAGATAACGATCTTTGGTGGTTTCCCCGGGCTTGGTGCGTGTTGCATATTTTATAATGTTAGAATCAATATTATTGAGTTTGTTTTTATAACAATAAACGACCGGCTGAATCGCCAGACCCAAATAATGTTTTCCACCTGCTTGATAATCTAACGCTTTTTTAGACGCCACACATTCCTTCGCATTCGTTTTCAAATAAGTTCAATTGATTGTCTATTTTTTTATTTTTTAAAAGTTTATTAAAATCAATATCGCGCAAAGGAATGCCTTTACGATGAAGGTATCTTTTTATCTTAGGATCTTTAGCAGAACTTCTAATCACGTCGTCAATCTCGCAGGCTTCTTCAAATTCTGAGGGTGCTTGAGTTTTGATTTCATTCCATAAAGTATTATCATGATAGGGACAACCAATACAAGAACTTTTTGCAGGAGTCCGATAATTTTTTCCATTGTACCATTCCAAACAATCTTTTCGTGTCATATTCTTATCAATTAAAGGCCAGGTATTTTGAATCCATTTTTCTCTGGAAGGTTTCATACGTGTAGCTTCATCTCGTGAAATTCCGACCCAGACTTCCACCCACAAGTCCCTGGGGAATCGCTGCCTGTGTTTAAGATCTAAAAGATGACGGATCTGCCTGTTAATAGGAGTAATCTTGTAATTCCGTGTGCATTGCCTTGGACCAATTCCTATTTTACCGGTAGCTGTATTACGGGCGAAAAAAGGAATGTGAAGAAAACCTTTTGCCTTGGTAACTTCATCAACCATATCTTGTTTAATGTTGCCTGATTTCAAGTGATTTTTACAAACAATGACAGGAAAACTTAACTGGGATTTGAGCCACGCAAGATGATCGTACACTTTACGGGGCTCCCATCCCGTGTCTGCGAAGATCGCATAATCTGGTTTGTGCTCAAAGGCTCCCTCATCAGCCATAAGTGCCATCGTGGATGACTGCACCCCAGCTCCCAATGATAGAATCCTTAGCTTTGGACTCCCTGAATAATCCCAACTGCCTTTAGCTACTACCATGATGCTCCTTTATAAACTGATTATAGAGCCGTGCCAATGGGAAAAAGTATTCATGATAAGAGCGTAGAATATGTAAGCTTTCTTTTGCCCGTGTCACAGCAACATACCATACCCTAGATTCAGAGCTCCGCGCAAGCCCTACTTTGTTTTCAAAATGAGCCGGCCAATTAGCCTTTTCATAAACACAGACGTGTTGAGCTTCTCCTCCCTTGATCGAATGAATAGTATCAATAACAATATTCGAGGCTAAGGAGAGATCAATATTCTTTTCTATAATTTTTTCAAAATATTGTTTGTCGATTTCGGAGAAATTGCGATTAAAAACTTGTTGCCATTTATGGGGAGTAGCTAGTAAGCCTCCGAATGTACGCAAAAAATCAAGCGAAAATGTTTTGTCATCACTTAAATTTTTCCAGCGTTTACTTTCTATGGATCTCCACCCGTAGGCAATCTCGTTGATGTAAGTATAAATAATCCCAGCTTCTTCTTTTTTAACAGTTCCTCCTTCTTTGAGTCTTTTCCAATACTGAATAGCGTTCCATTTATTCAGATCAAAGGAATGTTTGCCTTTGGTATTTTGAAAGAACACTCCATACATACGGGCGAGTCCCTCGAGCTCTCTTACCAGTTCCTGAGTACGTCCTAGAATTAACCAAGTTCCTTTCCGCTCTTTCATTTGTTCCACTATATCTTTGAATCGTGCATGGGTTTGGATGGATCCTTTCTGATCGGAGGCTATAAATTTTTTATCAACCCGTGGTTTAATCATGGTAGAGATATAACCACTAAAGTCATGGATGACCTGTGGTAAACGAAAAGACTGTGTTAAGATATGCGTCCTGCCTGGAAAATCAATATAGTTTTTTACTTCAGCACCATTCCATTCGAAAATAGCTTGATCATCATCTCCCGCCACATAGATTCGATCAGCTTTGTGTGCCATCTTATAAATCATTTTCCATTGTAAGGGAGTTAGGTCCTGGGCTTCATCTACCATTAAAACTTTTAAATGAGGAGCTTCTTCTTTGTCTATGAAGTGAGTTATCATATCTGTAAAATCCACACGATGCTTCTCCTTAAACAATTCATATTGACGGTATATCAGTTGAAAGCGCGGAAGAGTTGCACGTTTAAAAACTTCCTCTACAAATTGTTGTTCGGGAGGAATTAATCGATTCCTTGCTTTGTCGTAGACTCTTAAAGACCAATCATTAAAGACTTGGATCCCATCATAGTTTTCGTAAGCGGGTTTAGCCAATCCTAAATTTTCAGCGAATTCTACCATGTCTACTTGCGGGTCAATAACTGGAAGTTGTTTTCTAAATTGTCTACAGAAGCTATGAATCGTTCTAAAATTCTGAAGATCATCGTCATTACAATCTGGAAATTGTTTTTCGGCTCGTACCTTACCTTCGCTGACTGCTTTATTTGTGAAAGACAAGTAAGCAATTTCCTTGGGAGTAATTCCCCGGTTAAACCATTTATCGAGTCTGTTTAAGAGAGTGGTGGTCTTTCCAGTTCCCGGAGGACCAAAGATTTTAATCGTTTTGTTTCTTAACATTTTTTCTCCACTGTAGCGATTGTATCATTGTGCTGACTACCGTGAGCCACTAGAACAATTCTAATTATTTCAAATCCATGCTTCTTACCAATTCCATTTGTATTCCATCCAAAAGATATTACTTTACCCCCTGGTCTCATCATTCTACCAATCTCTTTTTTACACACTGCCCAATAACCACTATTCATAGGATGATTAAAACTCAGTCCAGCGTTCTTGTACATGTCTTTAAGTTGTCTTTGGGAATAAGGAGGATCAAACACGCTACACCCGACAGATTTAGTCGGAATAGTCTTGAGATATTCAATAGCATCCTGTTTAAAAGGATAAGAAAAGGGATCAACGTATTCACTTCCTAATTCTTTTTCAATCAATTCTTTAAAAGGTTTTATAGTAAATGTTCGGTGACTTGGCATGCACCAATGTCTTTCAAACTTAATCGTCTTGCTTTTCGAAAGGAGCTTTGGCTCGCTTAAATTTGACATGGGACCTTTCTATAACTGGCTCATCCATTTTCTTGCATAGCCATATGTATTTTAATTTAAGTTGGTCGGAATAATCCTGTTTAGTGCATCCATTTTTCTTAAGCATGCTAATGATTTCAAATTTTTTAGCAGCTTTGTCTGACTTTTTAATAAAGCGTTCGAAAGTACGATATTTAAAGACAATAGTTTTTTCATGAAGGTACCACATCTCTGCTTCCACTTGAGAAGGATTGTCGGCTTGTTGGGTTTCTTGAGTAAATTGAATCATCGTATCTTTAAAGTCCTCTTCTGCTTCATTACTTTCATCGTAGCCTTCGATAGGTTGTTGCATAGCTTTAAGTTTATTTAAAAATACTCTATAATCTTTGTCTTTTACTTTTTGCCAAACAATATCTGCTTGATCAAATAACTGCTCCGATAGTAGTTGTTGTTGATTAAGTTGTTTTCCTGTAAGCTCTACTGTTTTTTTATCAATCGTTAAAAAATAAATAGGTGGTTTAGTTTTTAAAACCTGGAATGAATCCATCGTCGGCATGTAATCAATGTTCTCAATGCCGTATTTTAAAGTTTTGCAAACTGCTGAATTGCAATGATTCTTCATTGGGGCATCACTACATTTATAAGTATACTCCTTTTTCTCGTACTGACTGATCAGAGCCTGAACTTCCCTGTCAGGCAGAGGACGAGCGAAACCTTCGTTTCGTTCCCATAATTCTTTTTGCCATCCTTCTGGATTCCTTTTCTTAGCTAAGGTTGCAAAAGCGGTTAATGCATTGTTTCTAAAACCGTTTTCGCAACCATTCCTGATCAAAGCTTGAAGACAGGGAGGGTATTGATTAAATTCCTCTTCCACTGGGAAACCGTCGCTAGCTACTTTTAAGGCTTCGAATGTTGATTTAGATATTCGATATCGTTCTATCCAGGTAAAAAACTCTGCAATAGAAATGCCCATACCATTGTCGTGAATCGCATGGCGCGTTGTTCGGGCTGCTCGTTGATAAGGGACGTTTAGCCAGTTCCCTAAATCATTTTTATGAACCATAATCTTTCTTTGTTTAGGAAAGATCTCACAACCTGCCAGTCCTATGTCCGCTGCAATTTCATGAAGTTTGTCTATCATATCGGACGCGGTCACCGGTTGTCGGATGTGTAAAAATAAATGCATCCCCCCGGATTTAGATCGATAAGGCACCAAGGGGTAACCCTTTTTTCGAATAAGTTTAATTAAAGTTCGGTGGTCAAGATCGTAACGATCAACATCAATACACCCCCACGTACAGGTGTTATCCGATCGAATCGGAATGATTCCTAAATTAATTTCGCCGTTGATATGACGTTGGAACAGTTCATCGGTGACAGGGCCACGTTTCGTTGTGGCCCTGCCTTTTTCTTTTCCAGTCTTGTTGTCTCTTTCACCGTCGAGGTAATACTCGCCGTAAGCTACATCAAGGCCGCCGAATAGCTCCTTGAAGCGTTTCAACATTAGAAGGGTGTGACTGGTTTAAGTTGTCTCTCTTCTTCATGTTTAACCTTCACGTCACCTTTCAAGCAATGATCATAAAAACCCATTGCGCCATCAAGTAACATTTGATTTTGCACGGGTCCTACATGACCAATCTTCCATCCATGCCACGTTCCTTTTGCATTTTTTTCAAGAACGGTTGTTAGAAGATACCTCTGAGTAAACATGGCTGGCTCGTAGTAACTCTTACCATCCTTACTTTTCTCTCTCAGACTTTTCATCATAGAGTTCCACATTTTAGATTTTTTTCTTTGTGTGGCTTTCATGCTGATTAGTGCTGTTTCCTTAGGCTGTCCATCTTCTACTCTCACTACAAAATGAGATGCTGTTTCCTGTACATAATTACCGTTAGGTAATCGGTCCATGTTCTGTTCATCTCTTGTAGTTTTAGTAAGAATATCTGAATCAGCTGGGTACGTATTTACGGGTGCACTTACACCTTCTTTACGATCCGGCCATTCAAGATACTCTAACTTATAGAAACAAGGAATAACTTCTATTCCCTTTATTCCATCATACAGAGATTGAGTTACACTATTGTAAATCATCCCCGCACGAGCCGCTGGAATAAAATTGGAATCTCCTTCTGTGACTTGAGGAGATAGCTTCCCTAACACTTTTAAGAAAGGTAAAGCTAGATCCTTTGTTCCCATTTGTTCAAACCCTTTACCTGCCAGTTCTTCTCCACTGATTGCAAGATTAAAAGGTGGTCGTGTAGCGACGTTACCGTTTTTCTTACCGTTTCCGTTTTTAACGCGCGTTGTTTTTTGTCCGTTTGCCATTGTACGTTGCCTTTTGTTTGATTTTAGTTCTATTAGCAACATAGATGCTAAACAAATCAACAGGTACTGTTATGCCCTTTTCGAGTTGTTCCCGTGCCCACTGCTTAAGCTGCATGGCGTTCACTTCTTGTTTTTGAACGGGTCTATGTCCTTCCTTCTTTAAAAGCTCCAGAACTTGTTGAGCTTTTACATCGTCGCCTGCCGTGAAAGAAACTCCCACGTTATTGCGAATCAAATCTGCGAAATTATTAGCTCGCAGCCATTGAAACGCTTCCTCTTTACGATCGTTAGAAATTCTAGCGCCGTAGAAAGGAGCAACAGTAATCGACGTACCGTCGGAAAGATTTAAACTTGAAACCCCCGCTTCTTGCATCAGATTTGGAATTGTTTCTTCGGATAGGAACAAGGCGTCTTTTTTCGCTTTCTTTAGTCGTTCTTCGATGTTCGACACTTCTTGTTCTTTATTCTGAAGTTCTGTGCACTTCGCGGAGATCTTTTTGACTTGTGCGTCTGTGGCTTTCATTAATGAAGCCTGAGACACTTTTTGTATGTCTATTGCCATAATCGTCCTCCAATTTGTAAAATAAACTATTGCAATTTAAAGTCAAGCATAATATGTTCGTGGGAGATGGTAACTAAGTATAATTTTAAAACGGAGCCTTATGCCCATCAAAAAGAGGCTTTAACTCTGTCTTGGGATCAACCCAGTTTTGCCTTATTTATGGAAATGGGGACTGGGAAAACGAAGGTTTTACTCGATAATCTAGGGGCTTTACGTTGCCAGAATCTTATCAATGGTGCCTTAATTATAGCTCCCAAATCTGTTTATACAGTTTGGTATCATACCGAAATTCCTAAACATTTAAATATTGAATACGAAATGTTGTTGTGGAAAAGTACACTAAGAGAAGCAAAACTTCGCGATTTCTTCGAAAAACCTTCCACTAAATTAAAGATTTTTGTAATGAATGTAGAGGCTTTTTCCAGCGACAAGGGATCTTTCTGGGCAGAAGAATTTTGCAAGCGACATATTAATATGATTGCTGTTGATGAATCTACCTGTGTTAAAAATTATAGTGCGAAACGAACCAAGAATATTATTAAATTAAGAAAGTACTCTAACTACAGGCGAATTCTATCCGGATTTCCCACTCCTAAAAATCCTTTGGATCTTTATACTCAA